GAAATAGCGACTAATACAAGTAGCATAGTTATTAAGCTTGTTGATAGGTGGAATGCTAGTGATGCTACACGCGACAGGCGGCATGAAAAGATGGTTGAGGAAATGAATGATTTATCAGATATACTTATGGAAATAAAAGGCAATTTGTCACGAATAAATGGAAAACATTAATGCCAAATGAACAAGATACATACGCAATGTTAGTCAAGCTTGATGAGCGTCAAAAAACATTATTTAATATGATGATTCGCGTAGAAAAACATTTAGAAAAATTAAACGGAAAAGTTAGCGAACACGACCGCACACTTGCTAAAGTACAAGTTTACGGTACAATCGCATTAGTGACTTTTCCAGTAATTGTAAACGTAATAATGGAGATAATGTAATGGACATTAAAGCAATTGTTGTTGGCGAAATAACGAAGCAAGCAGAAGCGTCTGTGCCACAATTAAAAAAAGCTATTAACGATTATGTAATTGAGACGATTCAATCCAAAGAGTTTGAAACAGAATGGGCAACAGCCATTAATCAGAAAATTAATTTACCAGGATTAAATGAACGTGCAGAGCAAGTCATTTTTGAGAAGATGATTGACAAAGGCACAGATTTGGTTGCTGGAGTTATGTCTAAGATATTAGAAGGAAAGTAATGATAACGTATCGTGGCGAAAGATTTTCTGGTTACAACAAACCAAAGCGTACTCCAGGCAAAAGTAAAAAGTTTGCTGTGCTTGCAAAAAGCGGCAATAGAGTAAAGCTAGTTCGGTTTGGTGATCCCAATATGCGTATCAAAAAATCAAGTCCAGCAAGACGCAAGTCGTTTCGTGCTAGACATCGTTGCTCTACTGCAAAAAATAAATTAACTGCACGATATTGGTCGTGCAAAAAGTGGTAATACAATGGCAAAAAAAGTAAGTTGGTCTTATGGTGGTAAACGCTACTATGGAACTTTAATTAGAGAAACTAAAACGCACAAGTTTGCTAGAACACAATCTGGTAAAATAAAAAAGATAAAAAAGAAAAGGAAATCATAATGCCAGGACACTATGGATCAAAAATGAAGAAAAAAGGTAAGAAGAAAAAGAAAATGGTCAAGATAAGGAAACGCAAGTGATAAACGCGTCACAAATGCGTGAGGTCATCACGGATACATTAAATGCTTTGGGATCAAAATATGCTGATCCCAAAGCCATTGATTTAATCTACAATACTGGTTTAGTGGAATCAAAGTATGTGTATTTAAAACAGATTAAAGGACCAGCGCGTGGCATGTTTCAAATTGAACCATTTACAGCAATTGATATTTGCAATAATTATTTACAGTATCGTGAACCGTTAATGAAGCAAGTTGCATTAGTGTCTAAGCTAGATTGGAAATACTTTATCAAACCAGAAGAAAAAGATTGGCAAGATATATTAACTAGCAATTTACATGCCCAGATCTGCATGGTAAGAATTCATTATCGCAGAGTGCCTAAACCATTGCCACGTACTTTAGAAGATCAAGCAATGCAGTGGAAAGAATTTTACAACACATACAAAGGTAAAGGTACACCAGAACATTTCATGGAAATCGTAAGTAAATATGGATGATGCTGCACAGATTGACAGATTAATTGAAGTGATGCAAGAATTACAAGGTTTAGTAGATCAATTGCATACGCGTTATGAAGATACTGATTTAATTCTAGGTATGATTGTAGCATTGATTATCACCACGCAGATACCGAATGTCACTATTTTACCTAATATAAGAGAAGAGGTTGCATACGCATGAGTTATTTAACAGCATTTTGTAATAATACTACCGATCTTCAAGCAGTGGTTGGAGACATTGATAAATATGACCGTAAACGAATACTAGCATCCAATTGGTCTACCACTGCAACTAGTAATTTATATGCTTTATCTGGCACTGGATATGTATCACAATTGTTTGTAGACCAAGCAGAAGTTACTATGGTAACAGACACACCTAATGCAAATGGCGAGGCACAGTACACTGCATCCACAGACACATTGCAGTATTTTGTTACATCATCTAGTGTAAGTGCCTTAAATAGTACAGTTGTGGAAGCTGGACAAGATTGGGATGGACTTAAAACTACTGTATGTAAAGAACAGGCAGATCGTATGCGTAGCTATTTAGATCGTCCTATAGTAAAACGAAATAATAGCAATTACCAGGGAGCATCGGATCGTGCATATGATTTTATTGTAATACGTATTAATGCAATACTTGCATGCGCTGATTTAATGCGCTCTCAAGATTTAGAACGTGCAGAGGCAATTGAAGAATTAGCGTTGGGTGAAGATGGTTTGCTTACCAAATTAAAACAACGTCAATATGTAATGTGGAATGAAACCAGTTTTCGTTCAGAGTCTGGTGTAATTTCTGAAATTCAGCTTGGTGGCAGTTCTACTGGTTATATTGAAGATATAAAAATGTATGGTCCACCAAATACAGACTACGATGAAGTTCGTGTAGTTATTAGCAGTGCGGGTACGTTTTCACCTGGATCAGCAAGCACTGTAAAATATGATGTGTTTGTTAAAGACTCTACTGGTTTACGTATGCAAAAAGTCATTGATGCAGAAACAATTAACGGTGATTACCAAGCATTAGCATATGGCGCACAAATTCGTTTTCAAGCTGGAGTATACACTAGTGGAGACGAGTGGAGCATAACCTTTCAAAGCGATGGAATTCCAATTGGCAGTGTTAAGTCAGGTCAGTTGTATAGATGATGTCATCGAAAGGACTATAAGTAGATGGCAATTACATTTGAAAACGTCATCTTTGACAAAGTTATTGACAATTTACATACTATACTTGCAAACGAATTTTCTATTCCAGTGTTGTATGATGTACTTGCTGATAGAGGTAATCAAAGTTTTCTGATTACGCCAGTTAGTGATGAGTATGTAGAAGAAATTAATATTGGTCAAGTAAGAAACTATACTGTCAATGTTAATTACCAAATAGATTACTCTGGTAATTATAGCAAAAACAGTATAAAACAAGTGGCATTAATTGCAGAAAGATTTAAAAGACTTATGTACAACAATAGAAACTACAGTGTAAGCGGAACAAGACAGTTTTACAATGCTGCGGTAGAAAATATTGAATATGGTCGTGATGAAGATCGACCAGAATTATTAAATGTTAACATGTCTACAACCATGTCAGTAATGGAGATAGTATCGTGAAATACAAAGCAAAAGAATCCTACAAAAAATTATCAGATGATAAAAACTTTTATGCGTTTGGTAGTGCTGCAAAACATCATCGTTTGTTACAAGGACTTACCATCAAACTTTCCCACGTACCTAAAGAATTAAAATCGCATTTGCAAAGTGCAGAACCAAAAAAGGAAGATAAGTAATGGCAACTAATTTTCAACCAAGAAATATTATTGAAGTCGGTATTGGCAATGGATCAGCGGCTTTAGGATCACCACATGCAAACAGTGACACATGGAATTTTTTACAAGTGCTTGATTTTAATATAGAAGGTGCATCTGCACCATTAGACATTGCACCAAATAAATCTGGATTATTAGGTCAACTTGCAAGTCAAGGTCACCATCGTCCAGATACACAAATGTATGAAGTAACCTTAACCATGCGTGGTACTCCTACAGCAGTATTAAAATCGTGTTTAGCGTTGTTTGGAGATAGTAGTTCTGAAGCATCACTAACACCAGCAGTAAACACAAACGACAATAGTTCTACTACCATGAAACATGGTGGTACAAATATAAATGCAGTAACTTTATTATTTGAAAATGCTGGAGCAGACCTTACTGGTGGATTAATTGATGTATCTATGGTTGGATGCTTTGCTACCTCTATGACAATGAGACAAGATGTAGGTGCAAATGGTGGTGAAATGGTTGTAGAGACAACATTTGTTACTGGGTATAGGCCAGTACAAAGTGCATATGCTGCACCAAATACAAAAACGTTAGATACCGATGCACCTAAAAACATCTTTGGCTTAACTACAAGTACACTAGGTGGAGAAACTTTAATATTAAATTCGTGGGAAATAAATATTTCAAGGCCATTGGTTCGTGTGCATTACCAGGACACTACAAATTACTATCCATACGGTTATGCACAAACTGGACCATACGAGGTTACTGGCACATTGGTTGCAAAGCGTGACGATGAAATACACGATTTAGATGCAAGCATTGCTGGTAATTCAACTGGTATTGTTTTAGCGTTAGCACAAGGCAGTGATTTTATTATTGATTGTCAGAAAGTAATGATAGATAATTCTAAACCAGAAATGGGAGATTTTATGTTACAAAGTATTCCATTTAGAGCATTTGCAGCTAGTGAAACTGCTGAAATAATTGGTATCACCATCGCGTAGGACTGAAACTTTATATGCGAGAGATACATGACAGTAAAAACAGATCATGGCACATTTGATGTCACTGATATAACTTTTAAAGCAAGGCGCAAATTACATAGATTAGAGATTAAAGCAGTAGGACAAGATGGTTCAGTAGATACTGCAAAATTTTTTGATGTAATTGATTGGGTACTAAACTATGCTTTCACTGATCCAGAAAAACAACTAGCAAAATTAGATGATAATGCGATTGATGAAGTCTTAATGCAAGTATATAACCAATACAAAGAGCCGTCTAAAAAAAAGTAATTATGCACCGAGTTGCCACTTGGATGTTTTATAAACAACAACCATCACGCAACTTGGTGTTTCCATACAAAGCACAATCACCAACATTAAAGAAGTCTATTACATACACAGAGGGAGAACTGTGGAATGAAATAGATCGTGCATTGGCAGAAGATAAGGAACAGAAGTTTACTCCTGGAGCAAATCTTTATTATACTTTAGTGCATTGTGCTGATTCTAAATACTTTTGCAATGCAGAGACAAATTATATGCTGGAAGAGTATATGAGTATGAAACGATTTCATCTACCATTAGCACGAACACTTGATGAAGCAGAATATGAACGCGTAGTCATCTTTTCAGCTATTGATGAAGAGTATAATGCATTGATTAACGAAGAAACAAAGAAAAGCAATGGCTGAGAAAAAATTTATTATTGAGGTCCGAAGCAAAGGTTTTGGTAAAGCCAATGCTGATATGGACAAGCTTTCAAAGAATACCAAAAGATTTGGTGATGAAACGGAAAGACTGCGAGGTAGGACCAAAGGTTTAATTGGCTCATTAGGTGCATTGAGAAATAAGATTTTAGTGTACACCTTTGCCATTGGTGGAGCAGCAGCAGCCATGAACAAGTTTATCCAGGCTGCATCTGGTTTTCAAGATGTGCAAACCAGATTGGTTGGTTTGACTGGTAGCACTGAAGCTGCAAAAGAAGCATTTGAAGTATTCAACAAAGTAGCAGCCACTACACCATTTGCATTACAGGATGTGGTCAATGCTGGAGCGCAGTTGGAAGCGTTTGGTGTAAACTCAAAAGCCACGTTAGGTTCTGTAACAGATTTAGCTGCGTTTATGGGTACAACTGCAACCGAAGCGGCAAGTGCGTTAGGTCGTGCCTTTGCTGGTGGGGCTGGAGCAGCCGATATACTTCGTGAACGTGGTATCTTACAACTAATAAAAGATTCACAAGGTATTAAAGATTTAACCAAACTTACCTTACCACAGTTTCGCAAAGCACTAATAAGTGCAATGGTTGATCCTGTTGCTGGTATACAAGGAAGTAGTAAACGTCTATCTGAAACCTTTACTGGTGCAGTGTCTAATATGAATGATGCTATCACTAGGTTTGCAGCAATGATAGGTGAGGTTATGCTTCCATCTATGACCAAAATGGTGAATTCAGTAGAAGGTTTTTTTCGTGCATTAAACTTGCAAAGATTATCTCAATTAGCTACTGCATTTGGTATTGTTACTTCGGCTGTAGTTATATCAAGAATTGAATTTAGTAAGCTACTTACCATTACTACAGCACTAGGTGGAAAATATATGCTGTTAGTAAAAGCACTTGCTGCGGTAGGCGCAGCCTTTGGTATTGACAAGTTGCTACAAGCAACCAACGCTTTTTCTAGTTTAAATACACAAACTCAAGCATTAAATACCAGTACACAGCAACTTACTAACAGCACACAACAATACATTAATACACTTGGAAATCAAACAATTACATTAGGTATAGATGCAGATGCAAGAGAGCGAATTAACAAAATAATGATGGATACAGTGTTGCTTACTATGCAGAATAATGATGTAGATGAAAAACGTATTCGGATTGCTCAAACTATTTTTCAAGCAGAACAAAGTTTAAGTGAAGCTATGAAAGGTAAATTAATATTTGATCGTGAAGCAGCAGTGCTTGGTGAAGTAAGAATTCGTATGGCAGAAGGCTTAACAGCAGCAGAACATAAAGAAGCAGAAGCAATACAAAGACTTATAATAGCAAGAGTAGAAGCAATTCATAATGGTAAAGAAATGGTTTCTGTTTCTAATCAATTATCTGGAGCTATTAGTGGTTTAGGTAATGCAATGAATATAATGAGTGAGGAAACAGATAATGCTGGGCAAAGAATGCAACAGTTTATTCGAGTAGCTGGAGCATTGCTTGCGATTGCTGGAGGTCCAGTAGGTTCTATTGGAGCAGTTTTAAGTGCTGTTGGTTCAATGCCAATAGCTCACACTGGCGGTTTAATTAAAAACAATGGCATTCAGCGATTTGCTCAAGGTGGTCAAGTGCAAGGACAAGATAATGTACCTATATTAGCACAAGCTGGTGAATTTGTAATGCAACGTAGTGCAGTGCAAAACATTGGAGTGCAAAACCTAGCGCAGATGAATCAAACTGGCAATGCATCTAGTGGTGTTACTGTAAACATACAAGGCAACATGATTGGCAACGATGAGTTTGTTCGAGATAATTTAATTCCACAATTGGAAAAAGCAGCTAGTCAAGGTTTAGCGTAGCATGGCACTAAGCAATCCGCCTATTGCATCAGATGTACATGAAAATTGGTTATTTCAGTTTACAGCAGATAACAATAATTGCATGGTGTTTAACGATGGGGATAATAACTATTTAAACTTTGGCGATATATTTAATTCATTTGATAACAGCACTGCTGGTTTTACCATTGAATTTTGGTATCAGTTATCTGCCACTGGTGCAAATCCCATTTTATCGTTTGGATATAATGATTCGCCAGAAGCAGAAGCAACCAATATTCAATTTAATGTATCGGTTGCGTCTGGTGATACTATTAAGTTGAGTTGGGAACACGATAATGGAACTGGAAAATCGGAGCAATTTGATATAGATAGTGGCACAAATACCTGGACACACATAGCCATTAGTCGTAACAACACTGATAATAAAACACGTTTTTATAAAAATGGTGCAATTGTGCATACTACAGCAGCAGAAACTTCTGATCCATCTGGTGGTACATCTTCTAATATGGAGTTTTTAGTAGGACGCAATCAGAATTATAGTTCTGGTAATTTTTTTGAAGGTAAAATGGCGCATTTACGCGTTTGGTCTACAATTCGATCCGATCAGGAAATTAGTAAACATTATAATACTGTGATAGATAATACAGCTACTGGATTGCTTGGCTATTGGAAATTAGATGAAGGTAGTGGAGATACAGTCTATGATTCGAGTTCAAGCAGTAATAATGGTGCAGTGAAAAATAATAATAAAGTTGCTGGTCCAGGAAGTGCTACTGTGTGGGATAATGGTGGTTTTGATAAACATATACATGCATTTGGACTCGCACTGCGCGACACAGTTGCAGATAATAATTTTTATTATGGATCAATACTAAATAAAAACATTAGTTTGCGAGAGAGTATTGATATTACTAGTGGAAAATCAAGCACTTCAAACATTACTTTAACTAGTGCTAATTTTGAAACACAAGGTACAGAGTTTTATAGTGAAGATACACTAAGTAATTGCCAAAAAATCTTTACTGGTAGATTAGTAGATATACAACTGAATCAAGATGGCAACGTGACTATGCAAATCAATAGCCATCGGCCTTGGGATGGCATTTCATTCCCACAAACACAAACCACTAACGGCATCTATCAACCAACAGTGTATGGTGATTATACAATTCATGGTGATAAAAGTTTAGTAAGAGAGCATGCAAACGCAGTATTTCCAGTACCTTTTAAACGTAAAACAAGCACTACAGATTTTTTAATAGTAACACCATTGGCATCAAGCGATATAAGACCATGCTATTATGATGCTACCGCAGATGCTTTTTTAGGAATTAAAGCAGACAATTACACTGCTGCTACTAAAAATTTAGATAGCGATTTTGATGCTAATACTAATATTGGTATAGTAAAACGCGAAATGCGTAGGCGTTTTAGAATAAATCCAGTATCACTAAGTCAAGATGATACAACTACGTTCAGTAATCCTACAAACTTATTAATGGATTCATATGGAGTACAAGGTATAGTGCATGATTTTGTAAATACACAAGCTGGTCAAGCAAAAAACTTTTATGCTAATTTTGCAGCAGAGCTTGGTAAAATAAATGATGTAGACTTAGATATAAAAGGCACAGTAACAACACCATCTCAATCTGGTACTGTTTCTTTATTATTACGAGTTAACTATAGTGGAGCATTTGGAGATTATATAACTACAAATGTAGATGGTGGTTTTAGTGCGGTACAATTTGTGCATAGTGATTTAAGAAATGCAAATATAGCCGAGTCAGACACAGACTATGCCAGCATTGGACTTTCAATTACTAATAATAATATAAATACAATCAATTTAAGCAGTACAATATCAAGTAGCGATGTAAATCGATCATTAACACTTACAATTAGTGATTTTGTCATGTATTTAGATGTGCAACATTCTTATGATGAAGATAAGGCAAATACAAATGTTAGCATTTCTAATTTATCTAGCCTTAAATATCTTTACTTACCTATCGATGGCTTAACTGCATCGTGGGATAGTGGCGCAATTAGTCATGGCCATGATGCACATAGAGATTTATTGCAACGCTTTGCTGGAATACCAAGCACTGATCCAGAAGTGAATAGTGGCGAAGCATGGAGTGTGTTAAATGATGATCGTGCTATAGATAATTGGAAGATTAGATATTGGCAATTAGAACCAGTATTGTTAAAAGATATGCTTGATAAACTAGCTTATGAATTTGGATTTGTAGCAAAGTTTACAGCCAATGAAAAAATGAAATATATTTATGTCAAAAAATCTAGTGAATTAACTGCTACATTAAATTTAACTAAAATGGATATTAACAAAGTACATATCAGCACTACTGGAATTCAAAACATTGTTACACAAATGGATATTTCTAATAAGTTACATCCAGCAGATTCTAGTCGTTATTACGTTACTACCAATTCATTAAATACTAGTTCAAGAGTAAAATATAATCTTGGAGACAAAGAAGGTATACAAAAAATTAATTTAGATACAAATGTAGGCACAATTCCCACTACAGCAGATGCAGATTGCAACGCAGACTTTTACTCCTATTATAATAATATTCTAGGTGATATAAAAATATTGGTGCAATGTGATGTAGTCAATCCCATGAAAGGATGTCAATTAGAAACTGGTGATGTAATTACTTTTTCTGATATGCCTGTAGAAATGTTTGGTACAGATTTTGACAATACTACATATTTTATGATTGTAGATTTAAATCGCTCACCAGGTAAAGTGAGCATTACAGCAAGAGAGGTGGGTTAATGGCCAATCAAAACATACGTATACCAAGATTTTACACTGATTTAATTACTTATCATAGAGCTAGAGGTTCAGCAATTGGCAGCGTGACAGCTACCAATGCATCCAATGGATTTATTGGTTTACCCACTAGTAATACTGTTAGTGATGTATTGGATTTACGTCCATTAAATCAAGTAACCTTTGATACTAGTGCAGATACAGATGGGCATGTATTGTTTAATTTTTCATTTACTACATCTAGCTACAAACAAACTTATGTTGCAATCTTAAATCATAATTTAAATAGTTGTGATGGAAGATTTAAAATATTTGCTGGTAGTGCATCAAGTGACGTTTCAGCATTAAATGGAGCAAATATTGATCTTTCTACACCTCCTGATTCTCCTACTGATGCAGAATGGAATAATATAACTACAACTGAAATTGTGAATGCAGATACGATCGCAGCATCAGATAGCAATAAAACAGTTACAGTAACACCAGCTTCTGATGGTTCGACAATTTTAAAATTTGATGAACAAGATTTACGACATTGGGCAATACAGTTTGAAGGTGATACTGCATGGGATTCTAGCACTGATTTTAAACTAGGTGGAATTATGATTGGTGAACATTATGATATGCCACACGCTCCTGACTTACAATTAAACAGAAGAATTCATTATGATAAGGTAAAAGTGCAAGAATCGGTTGGTGGGCAAAAATTTGCAGTTGCTACAAGTTTAGGTCGCACTGCTTCTAGCACATCAAAAAGTCCTTTTGCTTTAGGAACATATGGTCAAGCAGTTTATGGTGGTCGCATTGTATATGATATGAGTTTTAGCTATTTACAAGCTAGTGATGTATTACCAAGTGAAACTACTGTATATCAATTTACTAATGATTCTGTTGTATCTGATGTATGGAATATGACCGATGGACCACATAGACCTTTTATTTTTTGCATTGATAATACAAGCACTGGTTCTAATGCAGAATCAGAGTTTATGTTTGCAAGATTTAACCAGGATCAATTAGCCATGCAACAAGTAGCACCAGATGTATATAATGTAAATATGAGTATTGCAGAAGAATTCTAAAAACGTGGAAAGAAACGTGGAAAGACGTGGAAAACTTGGTGCATATCTTTGCATTATCATGCACATTTTATATAAAATAGCATAAAAGAAAAAAGCCTACAAATCGTAGGCTTTCTCCTCGTGAAACTTCATTATTTTCTTTATAATTAGCAAAATTAGTAGTTGGATTTTGAATCCATCGCGTCTACCTAATTCCGCCACACCGGCATATCATGTTCACTCCTCGTGAACAAAGCGAATTTAAAGCATTTTTAAATTATCGCAAAATACCAAACGTGGAAAATAGTTCAAAATTTCACGCAGTTGCTGTCTCTGTTACTGTGGTTAATTGTTGTTTTACTACATCGTTAATACGATCCATCTCTGCAAAGCTAATTCCAGCATAGTGTCTTTCCACTACTGCCAAAGTTTTGTCACCAATGGATTTTGCTGCGCCATCCAAACCTAAAGCTGGACGTGCAAGTTGTGCGTTGAGTCTGCGTAAATCATGCATCGTGAATTTAATACCAGTTGTCATACATATTGGTGGCAAGATATTATCATTCAGATACTTATAGCAAAAGTCCAATGGTCGCTTAAATCCTTGCGATTTCCATTTTTTGAATACATCTATTACATCCTGGTGAACACGCCTAAATACGCGTGATTTACCACGCTTAACATAGATTGCAACCGTATGGTTATCAAAATCAATGTGTTTCCACTTAAACTCACGATATTCAAAGTGTACTTGATGTCCTAAAAACTCCACTACTCTTAAACCAGTTAAAACATAGATAGTAATAAACTCTTTTTGATACTCTGTTAGGTTTGGATGATTTAATAAAGAAAACACTTCTTCATTGGTCCACACTTTATTTTGAATATCTGGTAATTCATCTTTAGTGTAAAAATCATGTTTATTAATTACAGTACAGTCAATCAGTTCCATTTCTTTTGCCCACTCAAACATGTGACGTAATTCTGTTAAGTATCCGTTTACAGTGTGTCTGCTTAAATGAGCATAGTGATCTTTAAATAATTGCCATCCCAATGTGTCGTTTCTTTTTGTTTGTCGAACATTAACTGCAATCGTGGTTTCATCAAACACTTGATACATGCGACCAATACATGTGTTTCGTCTTTTAATGGTGCTGTGATTGGTTTTGTTTACCAAAAAGTTTTTGGTATATGCTCTTACAATTTCTGCTAGTGTTTTTTCTTGCTTGGCAACAGTAAAGATTTTTTTCCAATCATCACTGCCAATTTTTAAACAATTTTCCATATGCTGAAATTGTGCCAATGCATGTTCTGCCTGTAACTTTTCTTCTGCTGAAAAAGTTACTTTATCCCATGCCCAATTTTTAGATGGATTTCTAAACGATACTACAAAGCGTTTTTTGCCTGTAGGTTTTTGGTATATACTTGCCATAGGTGTTGTCTCCTTATGTGGTGTGGTTATTTTGTATTAAATATGTAATAATTCTATTTTATTTTGTATCGTAAGTGTATTTATTCCTTTTTTAATCATTTTACAATGTGTTATCGTTTTGCAATTCTTACCATTTAATTCATAATCAATAAAAAGCGTTATGTAGTGGTTGCCGAGAAAAAAATCTAATGTTTGCATACCTTTTTTTACGCCATCTTTAATTATACCTAAAAATGTATCTGTTTTATGCTGTAACGCTTTTAAACTTTCTTTTGTTATTAAATTATTAATTGGATGCTGATTCATCTTATAATACGTATCTGTATCAAAATATTTTAATATTACTTCAATATCTATATCTAATGCATCTGCCATCGATTTAATATTTTTTAAGTCATAAATACGTCTAGTTACTCCTTTTGTTAAGCTAATCTTAACATCTACAGTAGTCATCCAATCATATTGCAATTGATCATATAAAACACTTTCTGGCGTTTGAGATTGCGAATTTTCTAAAATTTTGTTTTGCTTTTCTAATTTCGTTATTTGAGACTCATATATATTAATGAGCTTTTGTTGATTATCAATCATTGTGTCTTTTTGTGTGTCCATAGTGGTGTTGTCTCCAGTATTTGATTTTTTTATTAGTTTGAGATTTTTAGTATTGTGGTGTTGTACTGTGTAGCCTAAAGCATCAGCTATAGCAAAAAGTGAATCAGAAGAAGGATCACTTACCTCGGCATTTTTCCATCGGTAAAGTTGTTCTCTTGATACATCCGCTTTTTTTGCTATTACGCTGTATGAAAGGCCAGATTCATTAATCATTTGATTAATGGCTTCAAGTTTATTCATTGCTTTTTCCTTACTACTTACATGCAAAGTTAGGCATAAATATAAAAAAAAGCAAAAAAACACTTTTAAAAAGTTAAGCATAGCAATAAAATTTGTTAACTTAATTAACAAAAATATGATGCAAAGACCACAAACACTAAAAGAAAGAATGCTTGGATTAGGATACAGTCAAAACGCTTTGGCTCGTCATATAGCGTTGGACAAAAGTATGCTTTCTTTAATGGTAAACGGCAAGCGTAAATTCCGATTTGAACACAAAGAACGAATTGCTCAAGTGTTGCTTTGCTCAACTAGTGATATAATATGGCCAGACAAATAACAACATTTCAAGAGTGGTTAAATATTGACCAGGCAGCCGAATACTTAGGTGTAAGTAGGCGTAGTATTTTAAATGCAATTGAATTATGCAAATGCAATATTGCAAATGTAGATTTAAAATTAAAAAAATTTGGTAGTAAAACTTTAGTAAGTAGAACTAGCATTGATGAATCGCTAGAAATTATTACGAACAAAAAACATGCTCCGCAAAACATGGGTGGTATTGTTTGACATGGCCCTTCCAACAATACCTTACTACAACTACAGCCGTTAGATACCATCCATGTTCTACACTCTCCATATACCAAATAAAAAAGAACGATTAAAGGTAGCAATGGAGATTCAAAACATTATACAAACAAGTAAAGAGTATACACCAAAAGATGAACAATGTGATATTGGTATACAAGCAGAGATTACTGAAAAAGAATTGCAACAAATATTAGGACTATTGAAAAGACGTGGCTATAGGTATAGTAAACGCGAAAGCCGAACTGAATCGGCTCTCACGCTCTGATGAACTACACCACATAGCTACTTACACAGAGACAACAGGAGAAATTACAACATGGGATTATTAGAACCAACCTATGATGTGCCAGGCGGTGGCGATTCTACTTTCATGCGATTGCAGAAAGGTGAAAATCGGTTTCGTTTTCTTGGTAAACCAGTAATGGGATATCAATATTGGCAAGATGATAAGTGTATTCGCATTAAAGAAGCAAGCGAAGCACCAACTGGCGAAAAGCCACAGCATTTTTGGGAAATGCCAGTATGGTGTGATAACATGGTTAAAGTGCTTTCTATTACACAAAAAACAGTACAGAAAGCATTAAAAGACTTAGATGGAAATAGTGAATGGGGCAACCTTGCTACTTATGATGTAATAGTCAATAGAACTGGTGACGGCATGGAAACATCATACACTACAACACCATGTCCAAAATCACAGTTAGAAGATGTTGCAAAACAAGCATATGCAGAATTCAAAAAAGACTATAAGCCAGAGGCAATTTTTGATGTAGAGAATTCTGATGATGAGGATGACGATCTACCATTCTAATGCCAAGTAAAGCATCACGAAAAGGTTATGGTGGCGAGGTCGAAGTGGTCAAGATTCTTGAAGAGCTTGGCTTCGCTACCAGCAGAGCATTTGGATCAGATGGACGTGCGTTAGGTGAAAAGTCTGATATCGATGTCAAAGCAACCAAAGGTGATATAACCTTACTGATCCAAGTCAAGAGACGTAAAAAGATTGCAGACTATCTTAGTTTTAAGAATGCAGATGTAGTAATGATAAGGCAAGACTTTAAGCCTTGGCTATGGATCGTAAAGAATTCGTTAATGGAACAAATATTAAACGGAGTCAAAAATGTTAAACATTCAATCAGTCCTACGCGTGGTGGTAACAGCCATGACTCCGTTTAAGGTATGCCGTTTCCAATGAAGAAAAAAATAAATGCAAAAGGTGCAATGGTTCAAATTGTAAGTAAATGTTTAGATGAAGTATTGCAACAGCATGTTCAATCCGATTTAAGTAATGCGGATGTACGAATTGAAATTTGTTTAGATGTAACTGATGCAATTATACGATTTGTAGAAAATCCAAAAAAGTTTAAAAAATGACATATAAAGAATTTAAAAAGTTTCGAGATGAGTTTCTTACAGAAGCATGTTTGCTTAGTGATAACAAATCTGTTGAGTACACTATCTCTAATAAATCAAAACTATATAATTTTATTCATGTTGCCGAGAGACTCGGAACTACACCACAACAGGCATTAATGGGATACGTGTGTAAGCACTTTGATGCCTTGTGTAATGAAGCAAAAACTGGAAAAGTATTTAGCGATGAAGCGGTCAGGTCACGTTGCCTGGACATTGCGAACTATATGATTCTGTATGCAGCATTGCACGAACATACCAAAGAGACAAACAATGACGATAACCTTAAATCAGATCGAAGTGAATCTGGCAGTTCAGTCAGGAGCAGCCAGAATGATCCAGAACCAAAAGAATGGAGCGATCTCGCGAGGACAACGGAAACTTGATCCAGATGTAAATGGCATGGGCGGTGAGATTGCCGTCTGCAAATATCTAAATAGTTTTCCAGATCTTAGCGTTGGACCACATTACAGTGGTTATGATCTTACTGTAAATGGTAAAAAGATTGATGTAAAAACCACTACATACAATCCTGGTTATTTAACTGCACATCCCAAAAAGCAAGTCAACGATTGTGATATATATATACTAGTGTATGCTGCCTTGCCACGCTTTACCATACAAGGTTGGGTAACATCTGCTAACCTTATACAAGATAGCAATTTAAAGGACACTGGTTATGGATCACGTTATACGTTGGAATCATCACAATTACGAAAAATAGAACACCTATGCATTCAGTTCAAACAGGGAAGATAGGCGAAATTGCTGTGCAGAAAGATTTACTACTGCAAGGTTACAATGTTTATGTACCAGTAGTAGATGCAGAACAGGTTGATATGGTTGTAGAAATGTCTAGTGGCGCAATGCAAAAAGTACAAGTGAAGTGCGTAAGTGAAATGAAAAGACGTACTAGCATTGAAGTCAATCTAGGTAAGTACAAACATACTGGAAGAGTGGATGTGGTGGCAGTGTATTACATGCCTAAAGATATTGTGGCTTACGTGCCGTATGAAAACACTCATCATTTAACATTAGCGTTAACTACTGGCAAAAACAATCAAAGCAAAGGTCGTAAGTGGTTTTATAGCTACGAGCGATTCCCGGAGTTTAGCTAATGATGAAAATAATATCACTTGGCCTTGGTGTTCAAAGTACAGCAATGTATTTCTTGAGCAGTGTAAACATGATTGAACGAGCAGATCATGCAGTTTTTGCTGATCCGGGTGCAGAATTACCAAGAACGTATGAGATATTAGAAATGCTGCAAGATTGGGCAAAATATAATAATGGCATTCCAATTCATGTCACGAATGAAAGAAATCTATTGCAAGACATTATGAAGGCACAAAATTCAAGAGGTGTAAGGTGGGCGTCAATACCAGCATTTACAGAAAGTGGGGGTATGATAATGAGACAATGTACTGGTGAGTATAAAATTCAACCAGTAATTAAAAAAGTTAGAGAATTGCATGGATTAAAGCCAAGACAAAGAATGCCAAAAACAGAAATGTGGTTAGGTATTACACTTGATGAAATACAACGCATGAAAATTAGTCAATTACCAAGAATTGACTACATTTATCCATTAATAGAACAAAGAATGAGTCGTTCTGATTGCATGAAAACTTTTAAACGATTCAACTTTCCCATACCTCCTAAGTCAAGCTGTGTGTTTTGTCCGTACCACAGCGATAAAAATTGGAAAGAAATAAAAGAAAAATTACCAGAAGAATGGGAAAAGTGCGTTGAAATTGATAATACAATTCGAGATGCCACTAAAAAAGGTATAAACGATAAGCTGTATTTACATAGGTCATTAACATCATTAGAAAAAGTACAATTTGCAGATCAACAAGAATTGTTTATGTGTGAAGAAGGATTTTGCGGATTATGAAACCATATTACGCTGGCAGTGTGGATTATGATAATGACCAAGGTGAATGGGAAGATGCGGTGTTTACTGCATTCGAGTTTAAAGATTTGTGTGATAAGATGCGTGAGTTTATGAAACGTAGGAAAAACAGTGATGTGTTTTTTGGAGCGTACATCGATGCATCTGGTAAGGAAAAAGATATTACATCAAAGGTAAAAAATCAAATCAAAAAGGAAGGAAATCATGTTACAAGTAGAGTATAAAGAAAATCGCGGTAGAAAGATTATTGTAGATAAAGAAATCAAGGCATGTGACAAATGCAGATGCACTTGGCAAAAAGTAAATCCACGTCATTACGTTCGGGACCACAGGATATATCCACCAGGTAACATACCAAGACTAGGTAAAGAGTTAAAGACGTGTCCAAGGTGCAAATAAGTTGCGACTTCTTGATCTGTTTAGTGGTATTGGTGGATTTCATTTAGGCTTTGAACGTGCTGGATTTGAGTTTGATTACGTTGGATTTGCAGAGGTAGACAAATATGCCAGTGCAGTCTACAAATATAACTTTCCATTTGCAGAGGAGTTAGGCGATGTTAAATCTATTCGATCAGAAAACCTTCCCAAAATCGACATTATCACTTTTGGATCACCTTGCCAAGATTTTAGTATCGCTGGAAAGCGCGCTGGGGCAACTGA